ACCTACCTCCAGAAACCAGGTATGACGAACCCTGTGCTGGTGGCGGAGACCTGATACGTCACTTGGACCTTGCGGGGCACCGATGTACTTCAAGTGCAGACATATCCAACGGTCAGGACGCGCTAGATACCAAGTCACTTGTCGGTGATATGTTCATCACTAACCCGCCCTGGGATCGCCGCCTACTCCACCCAATCATAGAAACCCTGTCCAATTTAGGACCCACCTGGCTACTCTTTGACGCCGATTGGATGCACACGAAGCAGTCCAGTGCGCTGATGGAGACATGCTGCAAGGTAGTGTCGATAGGCAGAGTTAAGTGGTTCCCCGATAGCCCGCACACAGGCAAAGACAACTGCTGTTGGTACTTGTTCGACAGCCACAACAACAACATTCACACAGAGTTTTATGGGAGAAAAACCTAAATGCCACGTAAGGCCCCTAAGAAGCCCATACAGAGCAACAGGGGTCATTCTGGTGTAGGCATACCAGAGACCCCTGAGAAGACCCCTCAGCGGACGCCTGAAGCCATCGTAGCAGACGACTTTAGGAAATTCCTGTACCTGATCTGGAAACACCTCAATTTACCAGACCCAACCCCTGTTCAGTACGATATCGCTGAGTATCTCCAGCATGGACCCAAGCGATCCTGCGTTCAGGCGTTCAGAGGTGTCGGTAAATCGTGGATCACCTCAGCGTTCGTCCTCTGGCAACTCTTCAGAGACCCAGACACCAAAATACTGGTGGTCTCAGCATCCAAGGAGCGGGCAGATGCCTTCTCCACGTTTACACTAAGGCTGATCTCTGAGGTTCCCTATCTACAGCACCTGATGCCCAGAGAGAACCAGCGGTCATCCAAGATAGCCTTCGATGTCGGGCCTGCCAAGGCTGCACACGCTCCCTCTGTTAAATCAGTGGGGATCACTGGGCAGCTAACAGGGTCTCGCGGTAACCTCATTGTCGCTGATGACGTTGAGGTGCCCAATAACTCAGCTACCCAGCAGATGCGAGACAAACTGAGTGAGCAGGTCAAAGAGTTTGACGCTGTGTTAAGTCCCGGCGGTCGCATTATCTACTTGGGGACACCTCAGACAGAAGACAGTGTGTATCAGTCACTCGCAGATCGCGGGTATGAACTGAAGGTGTGGCCTGCCCTCATGCCATCCACTAAGGAAACTGAACAGTACGGCAACACCCTTGCCCAGTTCATCAAAGACCTCAATGGTGACGCTGGAGACCCTACAGACCCCAGACGGTTTGGTATGGAAGACCTTCTGGAACGGAAGGCATCCTACGGTAAAGCAGGGTTTGCCCTCCAGTTCATGCTCAATACCCAGCTTAGTGATGTCGAGAGATACCCGCTGAAGGTGCGAGACCTCATATTCATGGCCTGTGACAAGACCATGGCTCCCATGAAGATCGCATGGGGTCCTGATGAAGACAGGCGGATGAACTCGCTGCCCAACACTGCGATGAACGGGGACTACATGTATGCCCCCATGCACATCGATAAAGACAACTTCGCTGAATACACAGGCTCTGTAATGTCCATTGACCCCTCTGGGCGAGGACAGGATGAAATAGGGTACGCAGTGGTCAAGATGCTCAACGGGTATCTGTTTGTTACTGCGTGTGGCGGCCTGACAGGCGGGTATGACGACAAGACCCTTGAGGTTCTCTCAGGGATCGCCAAGGACCACATGGTGAACCATGTGATTGTCGAGAGTAACTTCGGTGACGGGATGTACACCAAGCTCCTGACCCCAGTGATGGCAAGGACGCACAAGTGCCTCATAGAGGAGGTCAGACACTCCCAGCAGAAAGAGAAGAGGATCATTGACACCATTGAGCCTGTGATGGCTCGACATAAACTGGTGATCGATCCCAAGGTTATCGAAGAGGACTACCAGACTGCCCAGAGATACGACCAAGCTGTCCGATTGAGTAAGCAGATGGTCTACCAGATGACCAGGGTAACCATGGAGCGAGGGGCACTCAGACATGATGACAGGCTGGATGCACTGGCTATGGCTGTGGGCTACTGGGTTGAACAGATGGCTAGAGATGAACAACTGGGTATCGATGATGCACTGGATGAGGCCCGCAGGCTGGAGCTTGAGGACTTCATGGATTCAGCCCTGAGACCCAGAGTGAACCGTAAGAGTACCCCAAGCCAATTAACGTGGGTTAATTAGCGGACGTACTAAGAGGAAGGGATACCCCTCCCCCCCGGTTCACCCCATAGTACCTATAGAGTACCTAGCTCCCCCCATAGTACCCAAGAGTACCTTAAGTTCCCTTCAGGTTATCCATTGATCCAGAGTACTGCTGTCTCCCCTCCGGTGTACTCAGTGATATCCGATGGAGAGCCTGAAGGGTACTTAAGGTACTTCTGTTGCTAGTGGTCTTCTGTTGCTAGTGAGACCACCCCCCACTACCACCCCCCACCCCCCAATAAGAGACCCTACTCATAGATACCCAGTGAGGCACTCCCACTACCATCACTCAAGACGATTACGCCCTTACTAGCATTAATCAAACATTGCTAGAGAGGACGATACTGATGGCTGAGAAATATCAGAGCGGCAACCCAAGACCAATGATTCAACTGCTGGAGCTTGCACGGGAGTGTCTGGAATACCGGGACGGCCAGCTTTTCTGGAAGGCCCCACGGAGTTACCGCGTTAAGGTAGGCGACCGGGCGGGCTTTCCGGGGGCCGGGTATCGGCAGGTCTGTATAGATAATACTCAGTATCTGGAACATCGCGTCATTTGGCTTCTCCTGTATGGCGAAGAGCCTCCCAAATATATAGATCATATCGACGGGAACAAGGTCAACAATCGGATCGAAAACCTGCGGGCTATTGATCACAGCCATAATATCCGCCGACGTATGATGGGGCGGGGGATTTCACGTTACCGTACCGGCAAGTGGGTGGCGCAGACGAGCTACAATTGCAAGGTGCATTACCTCGGTACTTACACCACAGAGACCGATGCTCTCGCAGCGGTAGCCGGGTTCGAGCAGGAACACAACATGAGGAGGGACTGAATATGCGGCCCCTACTGGTATGAATGGATTTCAGGTGAAAAATCTGAAGTGGGAGATAACGG